GACAATATTCAGGCAAGGGCCTCATTCAAGGAAGCTCCTATCAGGATAGTAACATCACCATATTCACTTAACTGGCTCTACACCGATTTCATCAAGCCTTTCAAAAAAGGCGACGAGTACATCAAGCAAATATGCGATGTGATCCAAGCCAATTCAGGTGAAAACCCATATTTCCCTGCCAAGGAATATGAAGCCAGGCGCAGAACCATGGATTCTCGCCGCTTCAACATGATCTATGGTGGCAATTTCGACAAGGCCGAGGGTTTGGTGTATGATTGCTTTGATCAAGATACCCACCAGATTGACAAATTTGACCTCCCAGCAGGTACACGCATTTTTGCAGGTGTTGACTGGGGGTATCGAGATCCCTTTGTAATATCGGTCAGAGCAGTGACACCAGATGGCATGCATTATAAAATTGGCGAATACTACAAACCGCAGTTGACAGTTGACCAAATGATTGAGGCAGCACAGAGGTTTAAAACCCTTCATGGGATAGAGAGGTTTTATTGTGATCCTTCCAGACCTGAATATATTAAGCTGTTCAACCAGCACGGACTTTCTGCACTTCCTTCTGACAATGATATTCGCCTGGGTGTGGATCGTCATTATGAACTAATCAAGTCCAATCAGTATTTCATGTTCCGAGGTACTTCACCCTTTGCAGTTGATGAATATGAGCAGTACCACTACCCAGAGCTTAAGGATGAGAAGCCCGATCAGGCTCAAAAAGATGAGCTTCCAGTCGATAACAACAATCATTGCATGGACTGCGAACGTTACCTTTCGATGGCTCTTTACAAGCCTAGAGGCCACAAGCGAAATAAAGTTGTTGTCCATTCTGACAATTACGGTGTAAAAAAAGAGAGATCACCGCATTTTGATAACGAGATTGAAAAATTGAAAAAGAGGCGTAAAACCTATGCCGATGTACCCTTATAAATGTGATTGCTCTCATGAGTTCGAAGTTGTTGCAAAGATTTCCGAAATCGACCATGCAGAGATAAATTGCGAGAAATGTGATACACTGTTATCATCAAAACACCGTCAAATAGCAAAACGGCAATTCTTTTATGGTGAGAAGGTAGAGGATGCAGAATACTGCTCCGCTCTCGGCTGTGTTGTCAAAAACAAAAAGCATAGACAGCAGATAGCTAAAGAGCGCGGTTTGGTAGAAGTTGGAAACGAGCATCCTGACACCATCCACAAGCATTTTGATACTGAGCGGAAAGAGCTCCAATCAAAAAAAGACGCTGAACTAACCCACGAGGTCATGTCAGCTTTGCAGTAAAGGATTGAAATGGTTCAACAAACTATGGCCAATGCTGATATACTCAATGAAACCAACAGCGAGCATGGTGTTGCTCAGGATCCTAATATCTCAGAACAAGAAGAAAAAGAAGTGAAGCGGATCATGAATCTGTTTCACATTTTCAAACGATATAGACAACGCTACGACAAGAGATGGCTTGATTACTACCGAATGACAAGAGGATGCCAGTGGGACACTAGACGGCCCAAGTGGAAAAACTCTGAGGTAGTCAATCTTGTTTGGCAAACCATCCAATCCCAAATTCCACTACAAACTGACGTTCGACCGCGCTTTTCGTTTTTACCTCAGAATCCTGCGGACAGAGAGTTTGCCGAAATACTAGATCAGGTAGCAGACAGTGACTTTGAAAAATACAATTGGTTAAGGACAGTCTTCGAGGTACTTCTTGATGGCTGGATATACGGAACAGGCTATTCGTCCATGGGTTACTCTCAAGAGATTGACTATGGACTTGGTGCCGCTCTTTACAAAAGTGAGGACTTGTTTCATTGTTATCCACACCCTGATGCCAACACAATCAATGACGATGAATCAGATGTTTTCTTTTATGCCAAGCCTGTTGCCACAGACAAGGTTAAGAGGGATTACCCTGATAAAGCAAAATTCATCAAATCAGATATTACAGACAAGCCAAAGAAAGACCGCACAGAGCTTAATAACTCCTTTCAAACAAGCTACTTCAATTCTGACAGAGAATTGGCAGAGGGAAGTTATGGCAGCTCTGAAAACGTGCTTGATGATATACCTAGAACGATGGTTTTCACCATGTATTCCAAGCCTAAAGAGGTTGAGGAGCATAAGGAAGTAGATACTGACGAGGAGACTGGGGAAGAAAAAGAGAAGTTTATTGTCAAAAAGAAGTATCCAAACGGTCGGAAGGTAGTCATAGCCAACAACATGATACTGGCTGATGAGGAGCTTCCACACGATGATTTAGAGATACCTTTCTCCAAATTCAACAACTATATCCTGCCCAGAGAGTTTTACGGGGTATCCGAGGTTGAGCAGCTTGAATCACCACAGATGGTGTTCAACAAGATCCTTGGCTTTTCACTTGATGCCTTGGCCATGACAGGAAACCCAATCTGGGTTGTTGACACCAATGCAGAAGTTGATACTGATAATCTAAACAATATTCCGGGCTCAGTCGTAGAGAAAAACCCCGGTGCAGAGGTAAGGCGTGAAGCTGGCATTGGCGTAACACCTTCAGCATTTCAAATGATTGACAGAATAGAACAGTGGTTTGGCAAAGTAGCAGGCCAGAGTGAATTTTCTCAAGGTGATGCTCCCGGTGGCGTAACTGCAGCAAGTGCCATTGAGCAGTTGATTAGAGCAGGACACACAAGGATCAGGCAGAAGCAGAGAAACCTTGATGAGTACATGAAAGACGCGGGCAGACAATACATGAACAGGGTATTCCAGTATTACACTGTTCCAAAGATCTTTAGGATAACTGAAAAGGATGGAAGCCAAGCCTTCAGAAAATTCAGGGTTGAAAGGGATGATCAAGGCAACAAGATGGCCGTCTTCTCTGATTTTGATCAAGATGATTCCGGTGAAATGAAAGAGCTCCCAGAGCGCAAACTGATAATCCAAGGAAACTTTGATGTCAGAGTAACAACAGGATCAGAGCTTCCATTCGATGTTGCTGACAACGAGCGTAAGGCACTTGCTCTTTTTGACAGAGGCATCCTCGATGAGGAGGAGGTTCTTAATCGTATTGAATACCCCAACAAGGAAAAAGTCCTTGAACGGTTGAAACAACGAGCAGAAGCAATGGCACAAGCCGAACAACAACAAGCACAGGGAGGTCAGTAATGCCAGATGGAATGGAAGGACAGGCACCAGCACAAGGTGGCGGTGGCGCAGCGGAATCAGTTGCAGGACTTATGGAAGCAACACAATTTCTAAAAGAACGTATCGTAGAAGCTCCTGGCGTACCTGATGAGGTAAAGCAGGCAGTAGCGCAGGCTACAGACCAGTATGTGCAGGTGATATCTCAAGCAATAGGTGGCGGTGGCCAAGCTCCTCAGCAAGGTGGCGCACAGGCAATGGAAACGGTACCAGGCGGACAACCAATGACACCAGCAGGAGTACAGTAATTTATGAGCTATGAACTAGGAATGGACGACATACCAGCAGAAACCATGGATTCAACCGTTGCAGATGATGCAGGGCAATCCTCAACTGCACCAGAGACAGGTGCAACCACACAAGAGCCACAGATGTTTGAATATCAGGCATCGGGCAAGACAATATCAGAGGATATGGACACCATCCTTAAAAGAGCCTCACAAGGTTATAATTATGCTCAACATATATCCGAGCATAAAAACAATGTGACTAGCTTTGAGCAGGATCGTGATCGACATATGCAAGAATTTGGGCAATGGAAGCAATATCACGATTATGCTTCTGAAAACCCACAGTGGGCGGAATTTGTTCGCGGACAATGGGAAGAACGTCAATCTTTCGGTCAACCGCAGGAAACTGCAGGCACCGAACAGCCAGCGCAAACCCAAGTGGATCCTGAAATGAGAGCCTTCATGGATGAGTATCGTAATGATAAAAAGCTCAGACAAGAAGCCGACGAGGATTCAGCACTAAACGAGCAGATTCAAACCGTTCAGAAGGAATTTCCTGATTTTGATTTATCGCATACAGATCCAGAGACAGGGACTAGTCTCGAAATGAAGGTTTTAGAGCATGCAAGAGCTAATGGCATCAACTCATTCAAGGCCGCGTTTAAAGACATGATGTTTGACGATCTGATGAACCGAAAAGTTACTGCCGCCAAAGAGGCTGCAGCAAAGGAAATTGCTGAAAGGACAAAGAAGGGATTTATATCTGAAAATGATACATCTCTTAATAATTTAAGCATGCCTGCAAGAAACAGTGGAAGCCTTCAGGATGAGCTGATGGCAGAAGCACGAACAATGGGAATCTTAAACTAGAAAGGATGAATCATGGCACTATCATTAGACCAATTGAATGCTATAACACATAAGAAGATTTTACCCCGTCTATATGACAACATTTTTGACTCTAATCCACTTTTAAAGCGGATTTTAAAGAGTGGACAGTATAGTTCTATCGACGGTGGGACAACCATCGACGTACCACTAAACTATGCACAGACAGATGCTGCAGGTTGGTATTCAGGTGCCGAAACGCTCAGTACAACGGATAATGAAAATTTGACGGCTGCGCGCTTCCAGTGGACTAACCTCTATACTGGCATCTCGATTACAGACGAAGACGAATTGAAGAACGGCGGCGCTGCAGGCGTCCTCAAGCTTCTTGCTTCCAAGTCTCAGATTGCTGAAAAGACAATCAAAGACAAGATGGGCACTGGCCTTTATTCTGATGGAACAGACACAAAATCCATCGTAGGATTGAGAGATATCGTTGCTGCAGACCAAACAGTTGGCGGTATAGCGCAATCAACTAACAGTTGGTGGCAGGCACAGGTTGATGATTCAACCACAACTTTGACACTTTCTGCAATGAACGCATTGTTTGAGGACGCTAAAGTTGATTCTGAGCAACCATCAGTAGCCATGGCAACAAGAGCAATTTATAATTCTTATTATAATTTGCTCCAGCCACAACAAAGATTTATGGACAGTGACACAGCAAAAGGCGGCTTCCAGTCACTGATGTTCAACGGAATCCCTGTTATATCTGATTCCCATGTCCCAAGTTCTCACCTGTTCTTGCTTAACGAAAAGCACTTGCATTTGTGGTATCACGCCAAGAGAAACTTCTCTCTAGAGCCTTGGCAGAAACCATTGAACCAGCAGGTGAAATTGTCCAGGATACTTTGGATGGGTGCTTTCGGATCATCTAACAACAGATACCATGGCAAGTTGAGCGCAATTACAGCCTAATGAAAGGAAGGTGAAATATGTCTTACAACAGCGGATTACCTATTCAATTTCGAGGGATCAGTTTCACTACTGCTTCTCTTGTTTCAAAAGATCCTGAAATAGGATCAAGAGTATATGACAGCGATGGAAACGAGTACGTGTGGATGTATAACGATTGCAACAGCCAGATTAATCCAGGCTTTGGCGTTGTTCCACAATCAGGCGTTTCAACCGCTTATTCCATGACACTTTCTTCTGCCACTTCTGCTGATTTGGCAATTGGAGTTGTTAAGCATGCCACAATAGCCACAGGAAACTATGGCTTTGTAATCGTCAAGGGAATCGTCAACGTTGAGATGGAAGCTGCTCTTTCTTCTGCAGTATCCACAAATGGCTTGCTTGAACTAGCTGACAATGGCGAATGGGCACCACGCTCAAACACCACAGCCAACGGCCCTGCACAAGCAAAGGCTCTTGAAGCAATCGCAACCGCAGCAAGTGGAAGTGCATTCGTTAACTTGTTCTAATACCCCCATATTGGGTGGCCTTCGGGCCATCCTTTTTTTCATCCGAAAGGACAATTATTTTATGGCAAGAACAGCAGAGATAATTTTAGAGTTTCAACCGTACATCATGCAATGTCCGGTTACACCAGAGCAGGCTCATAAAGAGGCTTGTGTTGCTGATGATACGACTATCAATCATTGGCGTGAGACTTGGATCAAGAACATAAAGGCAAATCATAAGAAGTTTGGCTCTTTTGCTAAACATTCTGTGGGCAAGCTCTATGGTTCGGCCCAAGGCGCACCCTGCATAATCGCAGGATCAGGCCCATCACTGAAACATGTAGGCGAAAAGCTCAAAGATCGTCCTAATGACATGCTTCTGATTTCATGTCTTCACAACTTTCACTACATGGAAGATCAAGGCGCAAAGGTTGACTATTACGTCACTCTTGACGCTGGGCCTATCACCATTACAGAAGTTACCGAAGGCGGCACCAAATCAGAGGATGA